ACCGCGAGGAAGCCAAGCATTGACCAGACAAAGGCCTTGAGGGGGTTGGCTCCGCCCCGAAGTCTACGACGACGCTGGGTCTTGCCACGACGAACCATTGTATAGAGTTCGGCTAAAAAAGACGCCTCCTCTAGTAATGAGCTACGTTTTGCCGAACCGCAAGGCGTTCGCGGACGCAATCACGCGAACCCTGCTCAAGTATCGCAAACGACCAGCGGATGACGACGACAAGGACGTCGATCTTTGTTCGGGGGTCGGTGGAACAAACATTCGAGAGCTGTTGCCTCACCAAAAAGTCGTCCGCGACTACATGATGATGGAGACGCCCTACCGAGGCATCCTCCTCTACCATGGCCTTGGATCAGGCAAGACCTGCTCGTCGATCGCCGTGGCCGAGTCGCTCTTGACCAACAAGAAGGTCTATGTGATGCTTCCGGCTTCTCTCGAGTCCAACTACAAGGTCGAGCTCCGCAAGTGCGGCGACCCGCTCTACATGTACGATCAGAACTGGCAGCAGCAGGCCCTCTCGGACGACACGCGCGAGATGGCCAAGAAGCTCGGCATCTCCGACGGCTTCCTGGATCGCAATCGCACCTTTTTCACCACGACGCCGGGTGCAGAGTCGAATTACGACAAGCTGCCCAAGACGGCACAGGATATCATCGCACGGCAGATTGACGACATCATCGACCAGCGCTTCACCTTCATCCGCTACAATGGTCTCTCGTCAGCAAACATAGGCAAGTATGTCCCTGCGGATGGCCCTAACCCGTATGAGAATAGCATTGTCATCATTGATGAGGTCCATAACTTCATCTCGCGCATCGTCGGCAAGTCCGACATCGCCTGGAAGCTCTACGACGCAATTTACAATGCGAAAACCTGCAAGGTCGTCGCTCTCTCCGGAACTCCGGTCATTAACCGCGCGCACGAACTCGCGTACCTCATGAATCTCCTCCGCGGGCCGATTGAGCGCATCACCATCCCCCTCAAGACCATCCCGACGTGGGACGAGGAGAAGATGATGTCCGTTCTGCGCAACCAGCCGGACGTGGACACGATCGAATTCAACGGCGTGAAGAAATACATTCTGGTCACTCGGAATCCACCCAACTTCCGCAGCGTCTACAATGAGAAGGCCGAACGGATTGCGGTCCAGTACTCGAAGGACATGACGTACATTCCCCTGGCGGCCGACTGGGTGGCGTCCTGGAAGGACACGTTCGCAACCGAGCTCGGAGGTGCTGAACTGGCAACGGAACGGATCTCTTCGGAGATGCTGGAGTGCCTGCCCTCGGAGTTTGAGGAGTTCGCCAAGTTGTTCCTCGACGGACTCAACATCAAGAACGCGATGCTCTTCCAGCGCCGCATTCAGGGCCTGGTGTCCTACTTCAAGGGCGCAGACGAGCGCATGCTCCCGCGTCGGGTCGACGACGACAAGCTGCTTGAGGAGATTCCGATGTCGGACGAACAGTTCAACCGCTATCTCACCGTGCGCTTCGAGGAGATCAAGCGGGATGCGCGTCGGGCTCTGAATCCCGCGCGTGCGGATGAGAAGGAGATGAAGACGTTCCGCGTCAACGCCCGTCTGGCGTGCAACTACGCGATCCCACCCGAACTCCGCAAGGGAGACGCCGAAGCCACGGACGAAGATACGCCGCCGTCTAAGGACGAGATCCTTGCCGCCATTCGCGCTGCCCCCGATCGCTACCTGACCGAGAAGGCCCTTGAAGTCTACAGCCCCAAGATGCTGCGGATCTTTCAGAACCTCAAGGCCTCGTTGGGCGAAGGTGAAATCCGGAACAGTCAGCTGCTGTATTCCTTCTTCCGCAACCTCGAGGGTCTCGGCGTCTTTAGTGCGGTCCTCGAAGCCAACGGATGGCAGCAGTACAAGATCGTCAAGGAGGCCAACCAGTGGGTCGAAGATCCTGCGATGGACGCAGAGAAGCCAGCCTTTGCCTTCTTCACGGGCAACGAGAACATGGAGGAGCGCGAGTACATGCGCCAGATCTTCAACGCCAAGTTCTCTGATGACTTCCCTCCCAGTCTCAAGGCCTCTGTAGCGGCGTCTCCCAAGAAGAAGCTCTGTCTGTTCATGATCAGTGCCGCCGGCGCAGAGGGCATTACGCTGACCAATGTGCGCCACGTGCACATCATGGAGCCGCACTGGAATCCTGCGCGCCACGACCAGGTCATTGGCCGCGCGATTCGCATCTGCTCTCACGCAGGCCTGCCGTTGGCGGATCGTACGGTGCGCGTGTCCTTCTATCTGAGCACCTTTACAGAGTCCCAGTCCAAGTCCACCGAGAGCGCGAACAACGTCGTGATGGTCCGTCGCACGGACATGGGGACGATGCGCTACAAGGGCGGTGAACCCACCGAGGTGTTCATGACCACGGACGAGTACCTGTACAACACGTGCTTTGAGAAGGAGAAGGTCAACCAGAAGCTTGGACACCTCTTGAAGCAAGCGGCCGTCGACTGCGAAGTTCATCGGAAACTCCATAGTCGCGAATCACCTGTGATTTCGTGTATGCGGTTCGATAGTACGGTCATGGGAGAGGATCTGGCGTACAAGCCCAACTTCCGTCAGGATGACCTTGACAGCACGTACCTGCGGAATATGCAGCGGAAGAAGCGTCGGGTTCAGAAGGTGTCCATCAAGGGAATGGTCTTCATTCTTGATCCGGACACCAAGGAGGTCTTTGACGGCCCGGCCTTTGAAGACGAGCAGCGCCTGCTGCGGATGGGAATTATGATAGGACCGGGACAGTTGCAGTGGCTACCTGATCTCCGCCTTGCTGAGTAAGGATATCCTCGAGCAGTCCGTCGCACACGGTGGCCCAACTCTTGAACTGGAAGGCCTTGGCGGCCGCCTTGTAGGCTGGAAGCGTCTTGAGCACCGTCTCCATCGCTGCAACGACATCCTCCGTGAGGAACACGGGAGACCAGAGCCCCAGAGGCATCGTGCCTGCGAAATACAGGCGATCCCGTGGCTCGACAAACGTGGCAACCGACTCGGACAGGATGGTGCGGAAATTCCCAGTGTCCGTTACGACCTGTGGCGCACCCGTATAGAGATGCTCGAGCTGGCAGAGGCCGAAGCCCTCACCCTCCGAGGTGTTGATGCCAATGTCTGTCGCATTGTAGAGCTGGTTGATGGCGTCGTCTGTGAGGAGGTTGGCATTCGGGGAGGTGTCGACGAGAAGGAGGCGCTGCGCATAGATGGCCACGGGAAGTCCATGGCGTTCAAGTTCGGTCTGGTGAATCCGAGAGATGTCGTAGTGTGCTCCAGTCTGGGGGTTCGCATTCGTCGCAATCAAAAGGTACAGAGGCCTCTCTGGATGACGAGCCTGGAGTGACGCGAAGGCGGCCACAGTGAGGTCATGCCGCTTGCGCTGGCTATTCCGGTTCGCGTTGAGGAAGACGATGGCATCCTCGGGGATGTTCAGTCCAGCGCGCACGGCCGCGCGAGCGTCAGCAGGAAGACTCGTAAAGGTCATCGGGTCAACCGCGTGCTCCATCACGCGGACGTCGGGGATCATGGGCAGCTTCGACTTCCAGAACGGCGTGAAACAGTAGATGCGATCCGCATGCTCCTGGATGGTCGACAGGAGTGGCGGTGCGATACCGTCGTAGACCTGATCGAGGTAAATCCAGAGCTTGTACGGTGACGCCCCCTTCTGATGCTTCATGCTCTCAATGAACTTGCAGACAATGAGAGGGTCGTTGTAGATCATCACAACGTCGGGAGTAACAGTCTCGATATACTCGTGGACCTTGTTGAACCCGAACCCCTCCTCGCGAGGCTCTTCGTTGGTTGCGGCGTCATACGAGACAACTCCGTCTGGGTACTTGCGAAGGTTCTGGCGCGCAGGATGGCGCTGAAATCCAAAGTGGAAGAGCTTGACTCGGGGTGCAAGCGTCGCAATCTGCCGGACCAGGTTGTATGCAACCTTGGAGTACCCGGTGGTCTGATCAATGTGTGTACTGATGAGGGCGAACCGCATCTTGTGGATACGAGGATTCTCTCGCGTAAACCACAAATGCAGGTGAATTCTGCCCAGGACTACCTGACCATGAAGAAGCGTCAGCTTATCGCGGCGACGTATGCGTCGACCCCGCCTGAGCAGCGGAACAAGTTCAATTCTGTGTACCTGTCTGTCGAGGCGAACAGTGCGACGATCCGTCAGGTCCTCCACGTTCCCACTCCGTCGGGATGGGGAGACGCTCCGGGTGGCATCACGGTGACGAACTGGTGCTCGGGATGCACGCCCTTTACCGGTGTCTTCTCGACGGTGAATACGAAGGACGTTCTGAGCCGTCAGGCGCTTCGTCCGATTGGCATCCGCTCAACCACGACGGCGCAGTGAGCGACGCCGCGTTTTCCGCCGTCCTGCCGTAGGTTTCTTCTTCGAGCTTCTCAGCTTCATCGGCTTCTGCTCTTCCCGCGTTGGTAGCTGTTTTGGCCTTGACGGCCGTAACGGCTGTGGCGTCTCCAGCTTCGGCTCCGGCGGCAGTGGCGTCTCCGCCGGTTTCGACTCCTCGACGACCGCCGTCCCAGGCGTCCTCGGCGAATATGTCACCGGCCACGCCTGACAGAAGTTGGTGTTATCATCTGGGTCCGTCGCCCGAACCTTCTTTGGTCCGTACTCTGCCACCCCATCCGCTGCGAGCAAGATCTCCGTTTCTAAGTTATTGGAGATTTGGAGATACCGAACCCCTGGCTTCACGGTGATCTTAAACACGTCGCCGGCGGGGGATGAATAGCCCGCGAACGTTCTCGCAACACGAAGATCCAGACTGGTTGAGAAAAAAGAGCGTTCGGGACTGTAAGCGGGAAGCGGGCGGGATTTGGGGTTCTTGGGATCCTTCATATCCTTGGGCTGTCCGCGATAGACATCGAACTCCTTCGTCGCAACCGGCCAGTGGGACACCGACGCAGCGAGTTTGGGCGTGATCTCGACAGTGTTGCCCATATAGGTTTCAACGTCGTCTTTTAGCCCTAGCTTCGTGATAACATCCTGGGAGGCGTTCATTGTCTGGCTGCTAGACATTTTCGGGCAGGAGAGCATGGATGATTCCATCGCACGTTGGGTGTTTGTAGGTTCACTCCAACTTGCCAGCCTCTGCTTACTCTTACGCTTCCTCTACCTCGTGGACGAAGAGAGTTAAAGATTCCATCTCCGTAGATACAAATATGCCCGGCGGCTTAATTCAGTTGGTCGCAACCGGTGCTCAAAATGAGTTGGTCAATGGATCACCGTCCATGACTCATTTCCGAGCTGTCTATCGCAGGCACACGAACTTTGCAATGGAGTCCATTCGCATGACCTTCACCGCCACGAACCTGGAGTTCTCGGCGATCGGGACACGTACCCTGTCGTGCCGCATTGACCGGTACGCGCAGCTCCTCCACGACACCTACCTGGTGTTGACGCTCCCCGACATTTGGTCGCCGCTCAAGTACCTGGGGTCGTCGGCTCTTCCCTCGGGCTATCAGACGACAGGCGGCGCAAACTCGATCGGGTACGAGTTCCAGTGGATCAAGAACATCGGATACAACATGATCGATCACGTTGACTTGGTCATGAATGGAGTCGTGATCCAGCGCCTGCGCGGGGAGTGGCTCAAGATGTACTCGTACATGACCCATGACGCCAACAAGCGCCTCATTGTTGATCAGATGGTCGGCAACGTCCCGGAGCTCTACGATCCTGCAAACGCCTACGATCGTCAGAACCAGTATCCGCATGCCATCACGCCCAATGCCGTGCCGACGGCTATGCCCAAGTCGCTTGTCCCTGAGCCGAGCATTCGCAGCCGCCAGCTGGTTGTTCCCCTCCACTTTTGGTTCGCCGAGAATCCGGGTCTTGCCCTTCCCCTTGTGTCCCTCCAGAACTCCGAGGTCTACATCAACGTGACCCTGCGGAATCTGAACGATCTGTACACGGTGATTGATGTCAAGCCGGGCACGCCGACCTACGGACAGCGCATCAAGCCCACAGGAGACGTCGACTACAATGCGTTGAAGCTGTTCTTGTCTCCGCCCACAGTCTCAGGAGCACCGTCCGACCCCGCCATCACAACCTGGTTTCCCGATCCGTACATTGAGGGCAACTTCATCTACCTGACGGAGATGGAGATGAACCAGCTTGCACGCGCCGATCAGACGTTTCTGGTGAAGACCGTGACCTACGTGTCGTCCGAGGGTCAGTTTGGTGGAAATACGGATCTCGAGATCCCGCTTCGCAACTTGGTGACGCGCATCGTCTTCGATGCCACGCGATCCGATCGCATTGCCGTGAACGACTGGGACAACTACACGAACTGGTCCTCCCCGAGCCGTGCACCCTGGTCCGCAATCAACACGTCTGCGTCAACATCGCTCTATGCCTCGGGGCAGGAACAGGTGTCCTCTGTCTATCCCCAGGATGCCATCATCGACGGCGTACTCCTCCTCGACGGAAAGGAGCGGTTTCAGACCAAGCCGATTCCCTACTTTTCGCTCCTGCAGCGCTACCGTCATTCCACGGGCAACGTGCCTCGTCTCCCCGGCGTCTATACGTACTCGTTTGCCCTGGACAACGATCAGTACCAGCCGTCCGGAGCAATGAACGGTAGCTTGTTCAACAAGGCGATCCTTCGCCTGACCCTCCAGACGCCTCTCCCGGAGTCTGTGACCCCGCAGGGTGGAGCGACGTCCTCCATTGTCTGCGTTCTCCGGTCCACTGTCTTCAGTCCGAACCCGACGATTATCCCGGCGGCGCAAATTGCGCTCTACGACCCGAGTGAGCTCGTGACGATTGTGCAGACGAACAACAACGTCATCTTTGTCTTCACCTACACCGTGGGCGTCTACGTCGAGGCCGTGAACTTCTTGCGGATCGTGTCGGGTCTCGGCAATCTAGTCTTCGCATCCTAATAAGAATGGCGCAGATTGATTCCGCCTATTTTGGAGATGATACCGCGACGCGGAACATCACGGAGAGCCTCCGCAAAAAGGTTGCGGGTCGGAAACTCGAGGTGACGGCAAACTCCGAGCTGCTTCCAGCCTTTGACGCTGCGCCCGAGACAAAGCTCGAGACAGAAGATGAGAAGAAGATTCGCGAGGAAGCCATTCGGACATGCGGAGAAGCGAACCAGCAGTGTATCGAAGCGACCAAGTCCCGTCTCCGGCAAGAGAAGTTGCAGGAGAAGGAGCGAGTGAACATGTCGTCCGCGAATATCGTCAAGGGACGTCGCCTGACAGTCAATCTTGTCGACAAGGATGGAAAGCGGCGTACGGTGATCGTCCCGGACGGCCAGCAGCTTGCGCTCGATGATGTCGAAGGAGGCGGGACGACGACGCTGGGTGGTGTCAAGATGCCGTCGTTTGACTTCATTCAGGGGCAGTTTGCGAACTTGACGACGTGGTTCGGTGTAGGGTTGATTCAGGCGTTTGGCCTTGCAGCGTTTGTGATGATGCTGCGCGACGAAGCCCCCG